GAGCTCTTCCTTATTTTCTTCGCTCATAATGTCGGCCCCATTCCAGGCACTTGCCCAGGCTCCGGCATACCGGAGGTCGTGGCGGATGCCACCTCGTTCGTGGGGACAAGGTTTCCCCTTTCCGCTTCGCGCGCAACCTGTTCGCTATCCATTACGCTCAGGCGGAACTGCTCGATATTCTTCAGCCCTGCGAGCTGCGCCACGAACCCGAAAATCTTCCCGAAGTCGTACTGCCCCGCCACCTGCGGCATTTGCCCCAACTGCGCAATCATCGTCTGCCAAAGGTTAACCTGCGCGAAACGGTCAACTGGCATCGTTCCGTCCACTGGCACGAAATCGTAGAAGCCCGCAATGTCCTCCGGGGTAATCTTGCGGTAGGGAGCGCCAAGCTTCGCGGCACTCCCCGCCACCCGGTACTGCCTATCATCATCGTACATCTGCTGCGTGACCTGAATGAGCTGCTGAGTGAGCGGGCCGAAGCCTGTCGCGCCAGCGTACTCCGCCACCGTCTTCATCCGATTGACACCGAAGGTCGTCGATGCCCGCACCTCAGTAGCCGACTTCCGCCCCGAGTTCACCATGCCCATCAGTGAATCGTTCACCCCGCCAACCCGCTGCATCATTTCCGCGACGAGGTTGAAGTCAGTCAAATGCGCTCGAGTAACGTCCTGCACAGGAAGCTGCGAAACAACCGCCCGAACATCCGAACCGTAAGCCTCCGGCTTCAGTCGCAGCAAGCGGCCAGGCCCAGGGTCGGTGAAGTCCTTCATCACAATGCGCGAGGGGTCGACGATAAACTGGTCGTTCAGCGATTTCCTCACGTTGAAGAAGTGGGTGTTGACGAGCCAGCTCAGTACATCATTCATCGGTTGGAGGACTTCGAGCATCGAGCGATTGTAGGTAGCATGCCCGCCCACCTCCCCCTCCAGCGCCTCGAACGGAAACTTCCCGTGCCAGTAGCCCACAGGCTTCGCGGAGATGATGATGTCGTCGGTCATGATAGTGAAGACCCAGACCTCAGCCTTCTCCCCTCCACCGAAGCCCCACTCGCGGGGAAGCAACTTCACATAGACCTCATACCCCTTGAATGGAGCGAGGTCGTTGTCCTTCGAGTAAATCGCGCCAGTGCCGGCGCCCGGAAGCTGCATCTGTGAATTGCCAATATCCCGCTGACCATTCGAAGGGCCACGGAGAAGCAGTTCCTCCACATTCACATAGTCCTTCCGCGCCTGCCCTTCGAGCAGTTCGAGGCGGGAGAGTTCGATGTAGCGACCGCAAAACTCCCCTTGCTGGAAGTTCCCGTAAGTCACGCGGGGGTCTGTAAGCCAGTCTTGCGGCCGCACGTTGTAGAGCTTCGTCCCCGAATACCCCTTGTGCACTTGCTCAACCTTAACCCGTTTCTTCCTTCCCGTTTTAACGCCGAGGAAAGTTTCCTCCTGTATTTCGTAGCGAGGGGAGGAAATCATTTCATCCTCCCAGTAGTACCCAACAATCCCAAGTCCGTACTTCAGCATATCGTGCAGCCAGATGTAGTACGGGGGGAGGTGGAGACCGCTATTAACCTGGTAGTCGAGGAGCGCTTCAATAGCCTGCTCCTGCATCTGCCCCTCCCCGTGGCGTCCCTGCACTTGCTGCAGTGGGGAGCGCCCGAAGAAGACGGAGGTTTGATAGGTGTGTGCGGTGAGCATCATGGCGTAGCTGTATGGCACTACGATGGTCGTGTACTGCGGCAGCCCGTTCTGGTCGCGCAGCCCCTTGCGCACGGAGTCGACAGCGGTCTCGGGCATGTAGGCGAGATAGTCATTCTCCAGCCTGTCCCACGCCAGCTTCCTATCCCCCATCGCTTGCTGCGCCGCATTTATTCGGTCGCGCAGGCGCTCGGCCAAGCGAAGATGCTGCGCACCGCGAACCGCCAGGTTAATACTAATCGAAGCACTCATGGACAACCCCTTGTGTAAACTGCCGGTTCATATTCGTCCTCATCCAGTTCCCGCGCCTCCCCGTCAACGGTGAAGGCTTCGTCGCGGAGGTATGGCCGGAGCGCCATGATACCTATAGCGAGGCAGTCGATGACGTCATCCTTCTGGTCAACCCTCGGGTCGAAATCTTGCAGCTGCTGCAGCAATTTCTCCATACCTGGGTAGATGTACAGCTGTTTATATGCTACCACGCCGCCCAGAGCTTGCAATATCCGGTCAACTTTTTTGCGCCGGTCTTGCACTCGGTCGATGGGGATGAAGATTCGGCGCTTCTCCATCTCCTTTTCGAGGAACCAAGCAAGGACGCGCTGGAAGGAAATTGCCTCGACGGCTGCCTTGAACGGACGCCACTTTAGGATTTGTTGGAAGAAGTGGGCGGCGGTGGCATCCGGCATCTCCCCCTTATCTGCATGGTATTCCAGTACGTAGATATTCCCCCCATGCGCGCCGACAGTCATCACAACGTTATCATCTGCGGTAGCGGAATCGCTGGACGCGGGGTCGATGGCGATGAGGCAACGAATTTTGTCCGGCAGCACGTCGATGAACTGGACGTTGCTCACCTGGAAGGGCTTCTGCTCCGAGTGGACAATCGCGCATTCCATCTCACGCATCCAAATAGCGTACCGCCCCATGCGGACGGCGGCTTCCTTATCCACCTTAAGCTGCGCCGTGGGGAGGCGCACTTCCCAGCGCGAATTCCCCTGTTCATCGAAGACGGAATAGCGAACGCCGTGCCAGGAAATGTCGCGCAGGCAAGTCTCCACCACGTCATCCTTGTTCAGTGGGGTCTGGAGTAGAACGAGCTTCGCGTTCGGGCAGTCGCTCTCCGGTGCGAGGGAGTTCATAAGCGCGCCGAAGAAGAGGTCAGCAATCTTATTCCTCTGTTCCGCCGTCGCTGTGTTCTCCTCGCTCAGTATATCATCCGCGATAATCAGGTCGGGGCGGTAATCGTCGAGGTTGAAGCCGCGAATCTGCCCCGTGATACCCATAGCGAGGATGGTGATGGGGGTTTCGTCTACTCCATGATATATCTCAATAATCTCGTCCGTCCACTTCGAGCCTTTTCGCAACTGAAAGGTCTGCGCCCACGCAGCGTTGTACTCAATCTGCCGCTTCAGCCAGCGAACGGAGAAGACCGAGTGGCTCTGCGAGACGGAGACGTACATGATAGTGCGGGAAATGGCGTAAGCAATCCGCTGGGAAGTGAAAACGCGGAGAAGGGTTGTTTTCGCCCCGCCCCGGAAGACCTCGAACGCGTTAAGTCGCGAGGGGGAGTAGAGAATCCTCCCTATATCGGTGTGGAAAGGCGGTGTTCCTTGGCGGTAGGCACGGGGGAACCAGAGCTTTCCATACGCATCAAGGCTCTTCGCCCCGAGCATAACCGCTTCCTTCGCTGAAAGGGGAACTAACCCCTCGGTGGTTGCTACGGTTTCCATATATGGACTCCTCTTAGATAGTGTTGCGCGAACGGCGCTGCCACGAGCCTCACCGCATCGCGGCAGACAACCGCTGGGTCGTACCATTTCACCACTTCCAGGTAACGAATCTGCCACAGGAAGGCGGGGAAGAGGTGGCGGAGGACGGGGGAGTATAATTCCTCCATCTGTTCCCACGCTTGCGGGGTGTGCTGGTATTTAACCTCGACGATAGTGAGGATGCCGGCGGCGAAGTCGAGGTGCATTCCGTCAGGTTGGCACCAGTGCCAGCCCGTCTCGTCGAGGAAACGGAGCCAAGGGCTGTCGAGGTAGAGGTGCGACTGGGCGCGGAGATGCGTCTGCACCGCTTTCTCATACCGAACGCCGGCCGCTCGCCTCCCTGTACATCGCTGCCGGAGTGCGAACGGTGGCCAGCCGGAGAAGTACGCCTGCGTTACTCCCCCTGCGTGTCGCATAGCTGTAGCTCGAGGGTGGTGGCGGGTGCGGGGGGCAGAGCGTTCTGTTGCGTAATGAGCAATCGTGCCTCAGCGAGGTCGGCGGGGGAAGCAAAGACCTGCTGAACCGTCGAGCCACCTTGGTTGATGATAACCCCTCCCGTCTTCGCCCCGTAACCAAGCCCCTTCAGCGACATCTCCGCTACGGAAAGCGCGAAGTCGGGGTCGGTGCTCGTTTCTAAGTGCTTGTTAAGGATGTCGAGCGAGGCACCGGCGGCGACGGCAAGCTTGGCGGGTAAGTCCATCGCGACCATCGCGGTAATTTCCCCCCGCTTTTCCGCCAGCCGCGACTTAAAGCACCCCGAGTGGATTATCGAGGAGAGCCAGCTCTGCGAGTACCCGAAGGTCGCCGCGAGTTCCTTCATCGAGCCCCCAGGGTTCATTATCATCCAGTCCATCAGTGCTTCGTGTGTAACGCTTACTTTAGCGGGAGGTGCCATTGCCTTATCCTTCGCGGTGAGCCGGTGAGCCGGTGTGGTGGTGAGGCGGTGAGCCGGGTGTCGGCGGTGAGCCGATTCTGCGGGACAGTATAGGGGGGTCGGCGGGAACTGGCAAGGGGGCGGGAAACGAATGGGGGCTGTTCATTCG